CGCTATGTGCACACACGAGAGCTTCGAATATATAGAGAACGATTTCTCCGAATTTGACTCATCCCAGAATAACTTGGAACACGAAAACTTCCTCGCCACTCTCGCTGCCCTACGCTGCCCCATCTCACTCCTTACCCATTTCAGAGAAATGATGTATAAGCGAGATGTATCTATGCCAGGTGCGACGCTGCACGTGCGATCTAAAAAGGACTCCGGTCGCGTTGATACCCTTTGTGGCAATACACTGTTTAATCTCTCCGTCCTTATGTCCTTGTTTGATGAACAATCCGACATCGCCGCTATATACCTTAAGGGCGACGACTCTCTGGGTGTAGGGAGAAACCTTCGTATTTGCCCTGATCGTATTAAAAACTATAAGGATCAATGCGGCTACCAACTTAAGATTAAAGCAGGGCATACTGCTGAATTCACCCATATGATTGTCAACCACGCCGGTGCCGCCATAAACCTTCCTAGACTAGCGGCTAAGACCTTCTCACGCTTCTATAAGAACGAGACGGACTTGGACAACTATCGAATCGCCGTCGCCGACCTTCTACGAACTTGTAATGATACCACCACGGCTATGAGAACATGCAAGGTAAACACCATCCACCACAACATAACTGAAGATGCGGCTGATCAGTTACTTTCAGCGCTTACGTTGTTTGCCCGCGGCGCTTTTACATATGAAGACGATTTGATAGATGTTGGGGATTTAGTTAAAACGCAAGGTGTGTAACCTTCGCAGGAGGTTAAGTATATGGATATCGAGACTATTATCAACGTCTTACTAATCGTACTGTCTTTCATAGACATCTCAATAAATCTCCACCATTCCTTGAATTACCATAATGCCATCCACCATCCAGAAACAAAAATCCACCAAAAAGATGAGCAAGAAGCAGCCCAAAACTGTTAAAACTGCTACACCTCAAAAGACTGTTAAGCGAGCGAACAAAGGACTTCCCGGCACCCGTGCTCTTATCCCCCGTAATCGCTTGACTTTCCATGGCAGGAGTTTCTTGTACACTTATATCAATCCCTGTCACTCAGATGGAATGCACGTCGCTGGTGTTCCTCTTGCAGTCCCGCAAGAATCCGCAGTTGTTTACTCCCGCGTTGACCAATCGGTTACCGCACCCGCCGCTCTTGTGTCCCTCTGGGGCGACAACGCTACCTCTAACGACTGGTACGTCGGTTTTTTTGTCCCCCCTTGGCTCGACGACTGCGTGTTTATTATCGCCGCTGCCCACCAACCCACCGATTTCCGCGACCTCGCTGCTCTTGTACACTCCTCCAATGAATACCCCGACTGGACGGCCTCTGAAGAGACCCCCTCCCTTGCCACCACGATTTTCTACTGCAAGATCGCCAATCCTATGATTAAATCTAAAACAGAGCTTGATAACAGCCTACATCAGGACTTTACGAATTTTCGAATGATTGGTCGCGGGGTTACTACTTACTTACCCGCCGACGCTCTAACTAACCGTGGTCAAGTCACAGCTATCCAATACAACGCTAAAGACTCTCCAATTTCTGTCAACACCTCCACCCTTCTTCCGAATACTACTACGCGAGTCCTCGCCACCGCAAATGCGGGTAAAGCCATTCTTTTCGGTGAAGTTACGCCAAAATTGATCACCGCTTCAGATACCCAGGCCTACCAAGGTTTGGCCCGGTTAGGTTGCTACTTACCGATATATATGGACGAAGAGGATCGACCTTTTCAACCGGCGGCATACCGCCCCCTTCACGCCACCGCAGATAAGAATGTCGCGGGTTCCATTGACGTCTCTGTCCTCTCCCAAGATATCGACTACGGTATCAATATCAATGTGGCCGGTGGAAGCTGTACTTTTAACATTTATACCAAGAACACTAATGATATCCTCTACACTCACACCGTCACCGTTTCCACTACAGCATATACTAACATCGATTTTTACTACCCCGATAAACAGCAAAAGGACGTTTTTACGATTAACGCCCAACACACAAATAACACTGCCTTTATTTCTGGCACCGTGGGGGTTGACAGCGTCTTTATCAAAAACGTCAGCGATGCCGATGAATACCGAATCTACATCGGTCCTTCCGCGCCGACAACGGACACCGACTCCTTTCTCGCCGGTGATGGGTTTAGGAATGATTTGACCATCACTAGAATCCTTGACAATAGCGGGGCAGTCGTCGATAAAATCTACAATGAAAATCAAAACACAGGAATTATTTGGTACCAGGGCATCTCCGGTTCTGCCCCCGTGCGCGTTAAGGGGCGCATGGTTATCGAAGCACAAGCGCAACCCGGTTCTGAATGGGCTGGTTTTAACCAACCTGGCGCAAATGAAGACAAGTACGCTATGTCCATTGCAGCCCAGATTTCTCACAAAATGAACCATGGCTACCCCGCCGCTTGCAATGATCAAGGCATATTATCAGGACTCCTCAAAAAACTCCTCACCAAGGTCCCCCTCGTTGGGGACCTCCTAGCGGGTTTGGTATAAGATGAATGTTCAATCCGTCACAATTAAAAGTGTCGACCCTGCGGTCATGCAAGCGCTTGAATCAAGAGTTGTCTCCCCAAAAAAACTCGACTCCGCAGTGACGACATTGTCATCAGACATTCAAACTATAACTGACGAATTAAATGCCCTGACCACTAAGGTCAATTCAATACACAGCGACTACGCCGCCCTTACAGTTACCGACGCTCTGGGTTCTAGGATCTCTACCCTCGAGAAGAATTCTCTCACCTTTGGAACTTTCCAATGTGATGCCGTCGCCAAAGTCAATAACCTCGGCTCCGTCGAAGTCGTCGCTAAACCTGCGGACTCTGACTGGTCTTCCATTACCGGTCACGACTTTATTGGTGCCAATACCAACGAGTACACCTGCCCCGCCATCTCGAACGCCGGTACCACTGGCTTTACCTCTCAAAATATCCCGATTATCGGCACTATCCTTATTGAGGAGATTAACATTAAACAACGTGTCTCCTCCACCTAGCAGGTTCGACATTGTAATGTACTTCTTCGACCTACCTTACCACGAATTAACTATCATTAAAAACCGCGATGTCAGACTCTTCCAATCTCGAGTTTTTCAAAGCGAGGATCGTCGACTCGTTGAAAATGGGTCCGTCTGGGACACCCCTTACGGCCGATTCTTGGTCTGGTTTTGCCCTTGTGATCAAAGAAGGAGGCTCCGAATACTACTCCGCTTCTTTGAAGGTCGAACGAACTTACGTGCCTTCTTCCATCAAACCGATTTTCCAACGTCAATCCGTCAATGGTTTCAAAATGCACTCTTGCGAAATGATTACTGCCTTGTTTCAAGGGACGATTTACCGGATCCAATTACTCTACACACTTGCGAATGCAACTCAACGCGTTGTCCCTTTAGTCGTAGAGGCCCCTCTAGCTTCACCACCCACTTACGCCTCACTCTACTCCAGGACCAATTCAGAATCCACCTCACAGAGTGATGAGGTGGTATTCCCGGAAATTAATGTTGCATCTGCACTTACCCCCCGTACACTCCAACAACTAGAATTACAACTCCAACGCATTAAACTATGCGCTGGTTGCTCGTTTCGCCGCTTCTACACCTCTCAAGATCCACACCGGCGTTTCTACCCCTGCTCTATTTGTGAAAAACAAATTCTGCAATAAACACACTAATAGAAAAATCAATTAGTACCTAGCATAACGACCATCTTGCTTCCGTACCATTAGTGTGTGAGATTAGGCTTATCGGACCCTAATCTCTCTATTACAATACTTATAAGATCGATTTAACAACCAGTATAAGAG